GGGGGGAGTTGGGAGTTAGGGAAGGAGAAGCATCCTTTTCCAACAGACAGCTCCCATAGGTTAGGTAGGTACCGATCTAAGAGACAGGGTTTAAAGCAGCGCTGTACTCGATAGCTAGTACGTTAGTTTCCGAGCGCTCAGATCGGGGAAAGGTTCTTCCTGGAATAGTGAATTTTTGAAGGTGGTGATGATGCTGAATATCGAACCAAACTTTGCTCAGGAGCGTGCGCTTAACTCGCTGCGCCGTGGGTGGAAGCAAAACCGCACATTCATGGTCTACGCGCCAACCGGAAGCGGAAAGACCGGACTGGCGGCGTTTATCACTGCCGGACACATCTGCCGCGGAAAGCGGGTCATATTCATCGCGCCATACACTATTCTCGTGCGTCAGACCGCCGCCCGCTTTGTGGAGTACGGCTTACCCGAAGATGAGATTGGCATTATCTGGCGTAACCATCCCGACTACGATCCGCAGCGCCTTATTCAGATTGCCAGCGCCGATACACTTATTCGTCGAGAGTTCCCGGACAACGTCGACCTGATTATTGTCGACGAGGCCCACATGAAGAAGCGCGCGTTACTGGAGGTTATCCGGGACTCCGGCATCAAGGTGGTAGGCCTTTCGGGAACACCGTTTTCCCCATGGCTCGGCAGGTATTACGAAAATCTTGTAAAACCTACCACCATCGGTGAGCTGATCCACCGCGGGGATCTTAGCCCCTATGAGTTCTATGCGCCGACAAAGCCGGACCTGAAAGGGGTTAAGTCAGCCACCTCCGAAGAGTATGGCAGCGACTATAACGAAAAGCAGTTATCCGAGATTATGTGCGGATCTGACCTGGTGGGCGATATCGTCGAAAACTGGCTTAAACACGGTCGGGATCTGCCTACGGTGGCGTTCTGTGTCGATAAGGATCATGCGAATTTTGTCACCCTGCAGTTCAACCGCGCAGGCATCAATGCTGAAGTTATGGTCGCCGAGACGCCATCCGATGAGCGGCATCTCATCATTCACCGCTTTGAAAACGGTGCGACAAAAATCATCGTCAGCGTGGGCGTTCTGGTGGCCGGCTTCGACAGCGATGTCCGTTGCATCATTTACGCCCGTCCGACAAAAAGTGAAATTCGCTGGCTGCAGGCGTTGGGCCGCGGACTGCGAACCGCACCCGGGAAAGATGCCTGCCTGATTTTTGATCACAGCGGCACCGTACATCGCCTCGGCTTCCCTGACTCCATCGAATACGACGACCTGCCATCAAAAAATGACGGCATGAAAGCGGCCGCCGCCAGCGCCGCTAAAGAACGCGAAGAAAAACTTCCGAAAGAATGCCCTGAGTGCCATTTCATGAAGCCCGCCGGCGTTTACGTCTGCCCGAAATGCGGATTTAAACCGCTCGTTGGTCAGGACGTTGAGACTGATGGTACCCGCAACATCAAAAAAATGAGCAAGGGCGAAGCGGTGTACACCAAAAGCGACAAACAGTCCTGGTGGAGTCAGATTAAGTTTTACCAGCGTCATCGCGCAGCACAGGGGAAACCTGTCAGCGATGGCTGGTGTGCTCATACCTTTCAGGAAAAATTCGGCGAATGGCCGAACGGCTTAAGCGACTTCCCGATAGAAATCACACCGGAGGTCAGCAATCACATCAAACACAAAATTATCAAATTTGCCAAAGGCCGCGAACGTGCGCAACAGACCGCGAAACAAACGACCAATGATCTGCTCACACCTCAGAACTACAGCGCTCACTACGAGCCACCAGAGGGGAGTGACGGACAGTTAATTATCGAAGCAAAACGAAAACTCCAGAAAAACGTAAATAGCGCGAGTCAGTGATATGAAAACAGCAGAAGCAGCAAAAGGTCGATGGTCTGAAATTTTTGAATATTACGGACTCCCCCCGATCACCGGGAAAAACCACTACAAGGGAGAATGTCCGATCTGTAAGGCGCGGGGCAAATACCGCGTAGATGACCGTGACGGTCAGGGCACATGGATTTGCGTATGCGGTAGCGGCGACGGGATGAAGCTGCTGACCCTGACCCAGTCAAAAAGCTTTTCCGCCATCTGCGCAGAAGTGGACCAGCTTATCGGGAATAACTATCAGCGCATCAATGTGCCTGCTAACAGTTCGGCGGCGCGCCAGCGCCAACGGGTCATCAGTAAGTTTTCCAGGCTGCTCGATTTGCGGGGAACCGGGGCGGCGGGTTACCTCCTGCAACGGGGAATAAGCCGACTGCCGGCGGAAGGCATTCGCTTTTGTGACCGCCAGCGCCATGCGGGACACGTTTATCAGGCTTTGTATGCCCTGGCTACCGATGACAAAGCTGAGCTTTGTTACTTGCACCAGACGCTGCTGGACGGTGACAGGAAGGCAGATATTGATAGCGCAAAACGCCTTAAGTCGCTTCAGGAGGACAGCTATCTGGATCACGCCCGCTCAGTGGCCATCCGTATGTTTCCGGTGTCGACGACGATCGGTATTGCTGAAGGTATCGAAACAGCACTCTCCTGCTATCAGGTTTATGGCGTCAATACCTGGGCGGTAATCAACAGTGGGTTTATGAAGAAATTCCGGGTACCGGCAGGGGTTAAACATCTGATTATTTTTGCCGACATGGACAAATACTCTGCCACTGGACATGCCGCAGCATTTGAGTGCGCCCACGCAAACTTGTTGGCGAAAAACGATCTGGTAAAAGTCAGCATCCGCTGGCCCGATAACGGTGATTTTAACGACATGCTCATGAACGGTGATCAGGTTCGAGAGCAGGTATTTTACAAAAAGGTGGCTGCATGAAACTTGAAGCATCGTTAAAGCATTTCAGCCCTCAGGGCATGCACATCAGCGACGACGTGAAAAGCACATCACCGAATCGCCTAAACGGTACAGACATCATGACCGGGATCGGAGTGACCAGCAGTCGGGCACGGTTCGGGCTGGCGGCGTTCTTCGGTAAGACGGGCATCAGTAAGACCGATGAGCAACTGGCAGTTCAGGCGCTGGCGCGACATGCCATTGATACAGCCCCTAAAAACGTGCGAAAGGCAGCGGGTAAGGCTCTGGGGCGCTGCTGCCTGATTCTGGCGCAATTTGCCTTTGCAGAGTATTCCCGCTCAGCTGAAACAACCGGGATCTGCACGGCATGCGAGGGGGCTGGTTTAACCAAATCAGTTGAGGAGGTTGTTAAGCACCCCGGAATATACAAAAGCGACGGCGAGGAAATTGTCGCCCCGATTATCAGGCAGGAGATAGTATTACGGCAGTGCGTTGTATGCGGTGGGAAGGGGGCCATTAACGCCCGCTGCCGCTGCGGTGGCTCCGGTCAGGTGCTGGACCGCAAGGCGACAAAAGAGCAGGGAGTGCCAGTATATAAAACCTGTGAACGCTGTTCGGGGAATGGGTTCACCAGCGTCAAATCTGCTAACGCCCATCGAGCTATCCAAATGCACATTCCAGACCTGCACCAGTCCTCATGGTCACGCAACTGGAAACCGTTCTATGAGGGGCTGGTGGATATGCTTCACAAAGGAGAGAGACAAGCCGCAGCAGAATTTGAGAAGGCTACCAGTTATTAATGCGATCGAAACAGATGGCTGCAATTTTTTGAACGTTAGTGTTGACTTTGCATAAAACTGTCCTGTATGCTTCTAATCATGGATACGTACATCCAAATGAAACTGATTCTGAACCCTGCCAACCGGCGGGGTTTTTGCTTTTCTGGGGGAAGATTACGCGCTATAACAAACTCTCCCAGATCAGGAGATATCAGTTATGGAAAATAAACCATCAGATCCGAATCAAAAGGCAAAGATAGTAGCAGAAGCAATGGTTAAACATATGGCTCCGGTGGCTCCCCCAGTGGTCCAGGTAAAGGAGATTATTGCCAGGGTTCGACGTGGCGGTGAAGAAAGCATGCTGGAATTGGATGTAATGAAAATGCTGACATCATATTTTTTGGAAGCGACGAAACTTCGGGATTCCATGCCAGAAGAGGTAAAAAAAGCACTTGGTAAGTAATCTAGCACCTACATACTGGCTATTTCGGTAGTAGCTTTCCTTAAGTGACGTAAAAATATTACCCACAACAATAACAGGCTGCGCATTAGCGCGGCCTTTCTTATTTCAGGCCTGCGGGAATCATCATCGATACGGCTCGTTGTTAAATCAGCCCGATGGGCCTGACCCCCTTTAAACACACTCACAGCGCCATCCGTCATCAACGGAGGTCAGAGGCCATGAAAATGAACAACCAGAACGAGAATATCGTTACCCATTTCTTTGCGTGGCTGGCTGCTGTTGCCTCAATGCTGGGGATCACTACACAGGACATGGTTTATATCCTCTTTGGTTTTATTGGCGTGGTGATTTCTCTCGCATCGTTTGTGCTGGGGAGAATGGATGCACGGAAAGAGCGTAACGAAGACAGTAAGCGAACGCAGTTGCTGGCTGATTATCTCCATGGCGTGCAGCAGAAACCGGTTCGTGAGCGCCCATCGTCCGCTGAAGTGATCACCGAATCAATGAACAGGATAAACAACGATGGCGCAACTGACTAAAAGAGCTGGTGCCACCGGCGCGGTTTGTTCTGTGGCAGCGATTATCGCAATAGTGCTGAATGCCGGTCACGTGCGCACCAACGAGCGGGGCCTTGAACTGATTGGCAATGCTGAAGGATGTCGGCGTGATCCGTATGCCTGTCCGGCAGCTGTGCTCACCGATGGTATAGGAAACACGCACGGAGTTAAGCCCGGTGTGCGCAAAACTGACAAGCAGATCGCCGCTGACTGGGAAAGAAATATCCTTGAGGCCGAGCGTTGCGTAAATACCTATGGCAATGGCCGACGGCTGAGCGACAACACATTTTCAGCGGTAACGTCGATCACCTTTAATGCAGGCTGCGCCAATATGCAGAAATCGACATTGTTTGCATTACTCGTGAAAGGTCAGGTTACGCAGGCATGCAACCAGTTTCCTCGCTGGGTGTACGGTGGTGGGAAGGTTCTTCCCGGCCTTGTTACTCGTCGCGCAGCAGAGAAACAGCTCTGCCTGGACGGTGTGAAATGAGCCGATTAGCAGCAATTATCAGTGCCATTGTGATCTGCCTAGTGGTTTGCCTTGGGTGGCTGGCAATGCATTACCACAATGCTGCGACTGAGCAGAAAACCCGAGCCGATGGCGCCGAGCAGCAGGTAAACGCAGCTCAGGCGATCACATCCAACGTTCTGACCACCATGACCATCGTTAACACCATCGCCGAGGCCAATCAGCATGCAAAAGAGCAGATCGCACTGGACGCATCGGGAGCCTCGGCTGATATCCGGGTTGCTGTTGCGAATGATGATTGCACTAATCGCCCTGTGCCTGCTGGCGCAGTTAAGCGGCTGCAACAATTCGCGAACGGTCTACGTCAAGGTGCCGGTGGTCCCGTTACCGGCCAGCCTGACGGCTGACACCCCGCAACCGGAAATCCCCGACAACCTGACGTGGGGCCAGAGCCTTGATTTAAACGTCAGTCTGCTATCAGCACTGGGCCAGTGCAACAGGGATAAGGCCGACATCAGGCAGGCGGAAACAAAACGTCAGTAGGGCATTACAGAGCCACTTCAAGAGGTGGCTCGATAATGTCACAACGAGGTAAGCCATATGCGCACCACTGGAATCCTAATGGCGGAAATTACGCTTCGCCCATACATGAGGCCGCTGCTCATCCTTTCAGTGCTTTTGCGCTGGGGTTGGCTCACTAAGAAGTGTATCCGGATTGGCCCTGTGATTGAGAAGAAGGCGTAATTATAAAGTTCTGCAAATGGTGTCTGAAAAGCGCCATTGACAGAGTTTTATATAATTTTCACAACTTGCCGATCAAAAAATTCCCCGGTAAGTATTCGAGCAACCCAGAGGAATATTCTGTATGGCGTCGAAAAAGCTTACAGCTGATCAGCAGCAGCTTTTCGATGCTCTGACTCCGCTGCAAAAAAGGTTCGCACTTGCAATCATCAAAGGGAAGAACCAGACGGACGCCTATAAGGCTGCGAAGGGGAAGGCTAAGACGCCAGAAGCCATTCGCAACTCGGCGAGTCAGATCTTTACAAATCTTGGTGTGCAAGCCTTTCTCAAATCAGTACAGGGCGAGATTGTCGACGAGGCAATCATGACCCGAGAGGAGGCATTAAAGCGCCTTTCTAAGATGGGGCGAACTTCCATCACTGATATAGCCGAGTTCAGCAACAGCACCGTTGGCAAAGATGACGATGGCAATCCTGTGTTCCAGGCCGTGTGGAGCTTCAAAGATTCCGCTCTTCAGGACCCGGACGCAATGAGTGCAATCTCTGAGCTAACTACGGGAAAGGACGGCATCAAGCTGAAGATGCACGACCCCAAAGCGGCCATTAAGCAGTTGGCAGAAATGCAGGGCTGGGAAGCGCCGAAGAAATCAGAAATTAGCGGGCCGGGTGGCGGGCCAGTTAAAACAGAGACCGTGGCAATGACGCCGCAGGAAGCAGCCGACGCCTACAAAAAGCTGATGGGGTAAACTGCGAAAAACAAGCCTTACGCAGGTTAAAAACTCTATGCATTTTTGACCCTGATTTATGCACGTTTTATTCACTCTGTTTTTGCCACTTTTAGCCAGCTAACCAGCATAAACCGGCGTTTCGAGCTGAATCGATGATGAGAGCTGATCGCGTGGTGCGGGTAACGGTCATTATGTTAAATAGGGCTGTTTTTTAACATATTTGTAATCTAGTTAAATGGGAGGTGGACGCCTCCCACATTAATCCTAAGTCAGTTCCTTATTCACCGGTACGATCACGAACATCTGTCGAGGGGCCGTTTATCTGAACAGAGCGAATGCCGTTTTCCGCCCCTCCTTTGGTGTAATACATTTCACTTGTCGCAATAACTTCATGATTTCCAGCTTTGAGGACGAAGTAATAACGCTGTGAGTAGTCTTTCTGAGTTTTATGTATCTCGAAGTAACCCATTTTTTTCTCCTTAAACCATTCGAAATGAATGGTTACAAATTGAAGATATACCGGTTTTTTGTATTGGCAAAGAACATTGATGGGAGTGATCAAAATGCCGCTGCCCTTTACATTCGACTTCAAAAATCCTGACTACAACATGGTTTTTGAATGGAGGATGGAGCGCCTGCTGCGCATCAGGCAAAACCCTGATGTACTTCCTGCGCTGAGGCAGTTTTACCGTAACGACCCGGCACAGTTCATCATTGACTGGGGCATGACTACCGACCCACGCAACCTCGATTATGGTTTGCCAGCTACCATTCCATTTCTGCTGTTCCCTCGCCAGGAGGAATGGATTAACTGGATCATGGAACGTCGTAGCCAGCTAGAGCACGGGCTAACGGAAAAGAGCCGTGAGATGGGGCTGAGTTGGACCTCGATAGGTCTGGCCTGCTCTCTGTGCCTGTTCAACAAAGAAATGGTGATTGGCTTCGGCTCCCGCAAAGAGGAATACGTGGACAGCACCGGTGACCCGAAGGCGCTTTTCTGGAAGGCCCGCAAGTTTGTTGAAATGCTTCCGGTGGAGTTCCGAGGATCCTGGACGGAGAAAAAACACGCCCCGTATATGCGTGTTGAGTTCCCGGAGACCGGGGCGGTAATCAAAGGTGAGGCAGGCGATAACATTGGCCGCGGTGACCGTACGACACTCTATTTTGTCGATGAAGCGGCATTCCTTCAGCGACCGCTACTGATAGATGCCGCGCTCTCGCAGACTACCCGATGCCGTATCGACCTATCGTCGGTAAACGGCATGAGCAACCCATTCGCGCAGAAACGCCACGGCGGGAAAATTCCTGTATTCACATTCCACTGGCGCAGTGATCCGCGCAAGGATGATGTGTGGTACCGCAAGGAGTGCGAAAAAATTGATAACCCGGTCATCGTTGCTCAGGAACTCGACCTGAACTATCAGGCATCCGCCGAAGGTATTTTGATTCCCTCTGAGTGGGTACAGGCTGCTGTTGATGCTCATATCAAGTTGGGTATTGAGCCCAGCGGTCAACGCCTCGGTGCGATGGACGTGGCAGACGAAGGTAAGGATAAAAACGGCTTCTCCGCGCGGTACGGATTCCTTTTGCAGGACGTCAAAGAATGGTCAGGTGAGGGAAGCGATATTTATGCTTCCGTGGTGAAGGTGTTCGGCTATTGCGATGATTTCGGGCTCGATGAGTTCCGTTTCGATGAAGATGGCCTTGGTGCCGGCGCCCGCGGCGATGCTCGGGTGATAAATGAACTTCGTCAGGCCGAGCGTCTGAGCTATATCACCGCAACACCTTTCCGTGGAAGTGGTAGCGTTTTTGATCCGGAAGATGAAGCGGTTGCGGGAGATAACGGCAAACCAGCCAGACTGAACAAAGATATGTTTGCGAATGCTAAAGCCCAAAGCTGGTGGCATCTTCGCAAGCTGTTTCGCAATACCTTTCGCGCGCTTCAGGGGATGGACTATGACCCCGATCAGATTATTTCCATCAGCAGTACCATGGAAAACAAAGACCGCCTTCTGATGGAGTTGTCACAACCCACATGGTCTAAAAACGCTGTCGGTAAGATCCTGGTGGATAAGCAGCCAGAGGGAACCAAATCACCTAACCTCGCCGACTCCGTCATGATTAACTACGCGCCGATGGATTTATCTCTCGATATATGGGCCAAACTGGCTGGAGCTTAATATGTCCCGTAAGAAACGCCAGAACGGCGCACAACAGCCCGTTAGGACAGCTGACGGGTACAACAACTTCACCGCCAAACTCGGCACTAACACTCAGAACATCCAGACCGGCGGCACGTACGTGCCTGGCTATATCACGCGCAACCGTGTGATGCTGGAATTTGCCTACCGGTCATCGTTTCTGGTGGGCGCTGGCGTTGACTCTATGGCCGATGACATGACCCGAAAGGGGATCAGTATCAGCTCAAAACTGGAGCCCGGCCAGAAGGGAAAGGTAGAAACATTTTGGGATGACTTCGCTATCTGGGATGGGGTAAACGATGTTCTGAAGTGGTCACGGCTGTACGGCGGCGCGATTTTGGTCATGCTAATTGATGGTCAGGATATGTCCACTCCATTAAATATCGACCGCATCAAAGAGGGGCAGTTTAAAGGCGTGATGGCACTGGATCGCTGGATGGTAAACCCTTCCTACAACCACCTGGTGACTGACTACGGGCCGGAGTTTGGTAAACCGAAATTCTACAAAGTGGTGGTTAACCAGCAGGGTATTCCCCCCTGGAGAATCCATCACAGCCGCATCATTCGCATGGAGGGTGACTCGCTGCCATTCCAGCAGGCCCAGACGGAAAACGGCTGGGGTATGTCGGTTGTCGAACGCATCTTTGAACGCATTCAGGCATTCGATACGGCGACAGCTGGCACCACGCAGCTGATTCATAAGGCCCACCTACGTACCTACAGCATCGAAAAATTACGCACGATACTGGCTACCGGTGGAGATCTGGAAAAGGGGTTGATGCGTCATCTGGACATGATCCGAGAGTTTCAGACCATCGAGGGGATGACCCTCATGGATGCCTCGGATAAGTTCGAGACGCACAGCTACTCATTCGCTGGTGTGGCTGATGTCCTGCTTCGCTTCGCTGAGCAAGTCTCGGGCGCTACAGGTATCCCTTTGGTCCGCCTGTTCGGTCAGTCGCCTGCAGGATTCAACACCGGCGATGGCGACCTGGAGAACTACTACAGCCGCGTTAACTCACTTCAGGAGCGCCGGCTACGTCGACACGTGCGCAAGCTACTCGATGTCAGCTGGCGTTCACTGTTCGGTAAACCGCTGCCGGACGACTTCACCTTTGAGTTCAACAAGCTCTGGGAGATGTCCGACACCGACCGCTCAACGATGGCTAACAACGTCGCAACGGCGCTCACTGCGCTGGTAGACCGTCAGATTATGCCGGTACATGCGGCTATGAATGACCTTCGGAATATCTCCGACGTGATCGGCATCGGCGGTTCAATCACTGACAAGGATATTGAAGATGCGAAAGCCCAGTGGGAGGAGGCTGAATCTGAAACCGAACCTCCGCCGCCGATCAGAGCGCCAGTATCAGAAAAGCCTGTTGGCGATAGTCGACCAGATAAACCAAATCGTAACGGGCTCCTACGATGGTTCACAGGCCAGCGCTGACGGCATATCGTCGCAGCTTCTTGACTATTCGATGGTGATCGACGACTGGGCGGAAATGGTCGGTAAGAAGATGTTCGCCCAGGTTGAGCAGGAAGAGTGGCAGCAGTGGCGGTCCGTATCCGAGGAAATTGGCGCAGGGCTTCGTGATGTAATGGGTAACACGCCCGTCGGGCAGGTGGCGCAGGATATCGTCTATCGGCAGATTCAGCTGATGAAATCTCTTCCTCTGGAGTCGGCCGACCGTGTGCGTGATATCCAGACCCGAGCTATTGAGGCGATGGTCAACGGCGAACGCCCGGATCAGCTCTACGAGATGATTATGGAAACGGGCGGCGTAGCAGCCAGCAGGGCACGCATGATAGCCCGTACGGAGATTGGGCGTGCAACTGGAGCGCTGACACAGGCGCGAGCTCTGGCCGTTGGCTCTGAGGGTTACTGGTGGCGTATCGAAGGCGCCGGCACCAGGCCGTCACATCGCAAGATGAAAGATAAGTTTGTTCGCTGGGATAACCCGCCAACGCTCGACGGCATGACCGGACACGCAGGATGTTTGCCTAACTGCAAGTGCTGGTCAGAAGTGCAGATCCCGGAGCCGAGAAAGTGAAAAACACGGCTTATCCCTGCCAATCTGGCTGAACTATCAAACCCGTGAAATGTTACCAAAATGTTGTGATGAAAAAGAGGCCGAAACCACCGACAAAACCTGGTCTTTTGCGGCTTTAACAGGACATTTCAATCCAGTTCATTTTCGGTGGTACGGGTAAGAACCATTATGTTAAATAGCCCGCTATTTTGAACAATTATCCCTTTACCGAAGGTCGCCTCTGAGCGGCCTTTTTTGTTGCCCGAAGAGGTGAGAATGAAAAAGGTCCATATCGAATCAAAGCGAGCCGGCGACCGCAGGGTTATCGAAATATCGATAGGCGGTATCACCGCGCGTTATCGCGCCGCTGGCGAACTCTCAGAGTTAAAAGCCACAGGTCGCGGTAACGTCCGCCAGGTTAAGGCGCTGCTCCGTGAGTTCATTCGCAACGCTGACCCCGCGCTCATTTAGCGAGGCACCATGAAATATTACTTTACCGCCCGACTGGGGGAGACGCGATACCTGCAGGCTGATGGCTCTTTGTTGTGCAAAGACGTCCCGATCGCCAGAACAGGCACGCAAATCTATTTGCCGGAAGAGGTGGACATCGATCCAGACCCGCTTACCGGCACCGTAACGGTGTGGCGTACCGAGGATGAGGTTTTCTCCCCGGAGACGATGGCGAGCTTTGAAGGTGTTGCTGTCACCCTGGAGCATCCAGAAGGGGTGAGCGGTGAAATCGTCTTTGTAAACCCTTCAAACTACTCCGAACTGGCCCACGGACATATCCAGAACGTTCGCCGCGGCACTGGCGATAAGTCAGACCTGCTGATAGCTGATGTTCTGGTTAAGCGTCAGGAGGCTATCGACGCCATTCAGGCTGGTTATACAGACGTCAGCTGCGGCTACGACGCCAAATACAAACAACTTTCCCCGGGCAAGGGGAAGCAATACCAAATCACCGGGAACCATCTCGCTGTCGGCATCGACCGGGGGAGAGCTGGCGGCCGCTGTGCAATCGGGGATTCAGTCCCATCAACGTTAAGAAAGGAAAAGCCAATAATGTCATGGTTTAAAAGCTTGGCTAAGGCCATTAAGACGAAAGATGAGGACGCGTTAGCGAAGCTCATCGACGAAGCGCCGGACATGCCGTCTGATGGCATGGGCTCTATCCCTGGCCCGACTATCAACATCAACGTGCCGTCACAGGCTACCGCGCTGCCGACCGAAAACCGGACCACCACGGACGAAACGCCTGACGACAACTCGGGTAAAGGGAAAACCACCGACGAAGGTGTGCCTGAGTGGGCTCAGACGCTAATTGCCCGTATCGACGCACTGGAAGGTAAGACCACCGACGCGGACCTGGATACGGAAGGCACCCCTACCGGTGACGAAGACGCGGAAGAAGATAAGAAAGTGACAGGCGATGCGGCGTTTAAACGCAACATCATCGCTGACGCTGAAATCATCTGTCCCGGCTTCCAGCCTAACGGCGACAAAGGTCTTAAACGCCAGGTGTTGAGCCACGCTATGCGCACCGGTGACAGCCTGAAAGCGTTTGGCGTTGATGATTTCACCAAAGCGCCAAAGTCCACGGTTGACGCTGTATTTAAGGCCGCTGTCGAAATCAACAAGGCGAAAAACCACCTGCTACCGCTGAATAACGGTGTCCGCACCACAGACAGCAACCCCAGCACCAAACACCTGTCACCGGCTGAACTGAACAAGATCAACGCCGATTTCTGGAACAAGCGCAAATAAGGTAATTCAACATGGCTGGAACTGCATATTTAACCCGCATGCCCCTTGGGTTTGTCGGTGCCGTAACGCGCCCGCGTGATCTGACTATTGAGCCGGTAACGCTGGACCACACCAACTTATTTTCAACCTACGGCCTGCCAGGTAAGTACGTGAACGACCAGTTCGTTCCGCTGGTGGATGGCGACACTATCGCCAAAGTGAAGGGGATTTTTGTTCGACCGTTCCCGATCACTTCTGCTCCTGACCTGGCTTATCTCGGTATCACGGCTAATCAGGTTGGTGACAACCTGAAGCGTGGATACATCTGCGTTAAGGCGACAGCAGGTAACGCGGCATCAGCGAAAAAAGGCGATCCGGTATACGTGCGTGTGACCGCTGGCACGACTGCAAGTCCTGTCGGTTCATTTGTGCTGACGCAGGACGCCACCGCAACAAACACACCTCAGCTGCCAAATGCAGAGGTAATGGGGCCAGGCGAAGCCGACGGCCGTATCGAAATTGCATTTAACATCTGAGGAAGAATGAATGTTTACAGTTGACAGAGCGACCATCGACTCTACCGGCGCTTTTGTTGTCGGTGAGCTGGAGCGCATGGATCAGACGCTGAACATGCCGCTGGTGTCCGTTAAGTGGACCCGCGATATGCCATTGCGTAGCGATATCTCCATTGCGGATGAAGTTTCATCCTTTACCAACACCGATTTTTCCAGTGTTGGTGGCCCAAACCCGATGGGTAAAAACTGGATGGGTAAGAAGGGCACGGCTACGCCAGGCCCAGAGTTGGATATTGTGCCGACGCGTAACAACCTGACGCCGTGGGCGACGGAGGTGTCATGGACCGTTCTTGAGCTGGCATCCGCTCAGAAGCTGGGACGTCCTATCGATGTCCAGAAGTACGAAGCGATGAAGCTGAAATGGAACATGGATACCGATGAGCAGGTGTATATCGGTGACTCTGGCCTGGGCGTGGCCGGCATGCTTAACCTGCCAGATATCACGCCGCTGGCTGCCGCCGCAGCCTGGACCGCTACAACCGATCCGGACGTTATCCTGCAGGATATTAACCTGCTGCTGACCGACGTGTGGATGCGTTCTGGTTATGCGGTATGCCCGGCAAAAATCGGCCTGGCGCCAGAGCTGTTTGGCCTGCTGACCATTAAAAAGGTTTCCTCTGCGGGTAACATCTCCGTTCTGGAGTACGTGAAAGTCAACAGCATCGCGTTTCAGGAAAACGGTGAGCCGCTGGAGATCGTCTCCATTAAGTGGGCGTCAAAACGTGGCGCTGGCGGTTCCCACCGCATCGTCGCGTACACTCAGGACGAAAAATACATTCGCTTCCCGATGGTGCCGTTGCTGAACACGCCGCTGGAGTATCGCAGCATGCAGCAACTGACTGTGTACTACGGAAAGCTGGGGCAGGTTGAAGCGCCGTATTCTAATACGATCTCTTACCTGGACGTTCCGGCATCCTGATAACCACTACAGGCGAGGTTTTCCTCGCCTTTTAATGGAGTATTCACATGAAGTATCTCGTAACTTCTGCCGCAACGTTAAGCTTTGCGGATGGTTCAAAGTTTGAAATCAGCAAGGGCGTTCACAGCGGCTCTGAGTTCCCGGATAGTGTGAAATCGCACTGGGCCTTTGAAGCTTATGCAAAGCAGATCGACGATGCCGAGGCGGAGCAGCTCGAAGCAGCTAACGCTGACATGAAGGCTTATATTGCCTCTCTGGAAAGCGCGAATGCAGAGCTGTTAAACCAGATTGCCGAAAAGGACAAAGAAATCGCTAATCTGAAGGCTGCTGCTGAAACCCCTGTTACTGACGATGAAAAACAGGAGACTGGCAATGCCAAAAAACAGTCTTCTACCAACAAGTAACCAGTTCCGCACCGACTTCCCCGAATTCACCGATACCACCCGCTATCCTGACGCCGCAGTAACATTTTATCTGGGGCAAGCTGACGTCATCCTCAATCAGGACGTGCTGGGCGACCAGTTCGTCTATCTCGCTGAGCTTTTCGTTGCGCACTACACCGAACTACGCGGGCGGGCTATTGCGACGGCGGCTGTCGGCGGTGGGGTGAACACGGCTGGTGGGGGCGTGCTGACGTCGAAGTCGGTCGATAAGGTCAGCGCCAGCTACGACGTCTCGGGCATTATCAATCCTGATGCAGGATTCTGGAACAACACCGGCTACGGCCGCGAGTTCTTCTGGTGGTGGTCGATGTTCGGCGCCGGCGGCAGACAACTGCTATGAAGTCCGGGCTAACGGTTCGCTCTGACAATTACGCCGATGTTCTCGACGCACTGAATAAGCTGTCTGGCACTGATGTGCTGGTGGGCATTCCCGCTGGCCCTCCACGTGAAGATTCCCCACTGAGTAATGCCGAAATTGGTTACCTGCAGTCCACCGGGGCGACCGTGGAGATTGACGGCGAGATCGTCACGCTCCCGCCACGGCCTTTTCTCGATATGGGTATTGAGGATTCTCGGGATAAAACCACTGTACGGCTGAAGCTTGCCGCGCAGGCTGCGCTTGAGGGTAATGCAAAGCAGGCAGAGCAGCATCTTGAAGCCGCCGGACAGATAGCTATGGATGCCTCAAAGGCTGTCATTGAGGCAGGCGATCGTCTGACCCCACTATCTGAAAAGACCATCAAGAAGCGCAGAGAAATGAAACCGCCCATCCTCGGCGATAAGCCGTTACGTGCCCGCGGATTCCTTTTCAGAGCGATTCAGTATGTCGTGAGGAAAAAATAATGCCGTTTCTCGATGTGACTGATGTTCTGCTTGATCCGGACTTTGTCGACTTGTCTCTGGTGTGTTATCGGCAGGTGCAGACGGTGGACGAAGATAATTTTCCGACCAATACCGCGCAGGCTATTCCGTTCTCTGGCGTCGTAACCGTCGACCGCTCGCTTGAAGCTAAGCGAATGGCCGCCGGACAAAACATCAATGGCGCTATCCTCATTGTTACCCAGTTCAGGCTAACTCAGGGGATGCCTGCCAGTGACTCAACGCCAGAACTCGACGCTGATATCGTTTTATACAGCGGCAGACGGTACCGCGTGACCTTTGTCGATCCTTACACCCGATACGGGGCCGGGTTCGTGCAGGCCCATTGCGAGCTGCTGGAGTTTAACGGAGGGATTCCCGTTGAGTAACGACAGCACAGAGCCTGGGTATCTAACCCCCGTCGGGGATGCTCCTGATTACGATAAGGAGCTGGAAAAGCAACTGAGTCGCTGGGTAAGAGGCGTGACGGGGATTGCGGTTAACCTGGTATTGCCCCGGTTTACCGATCCTCAGTCCAAAATACCGCCGAACGGTGAGACATGGTGCGGCTTTAACTTCTCCACGCTCTCACGTCCCGGCACACCTGCAAATGTCCAGGTAAGCGAAGAGCAGAGCGAACAATGGTCATGGGAGAGCATCCAGGTGCTTTTCTGTTTCTATGGCCCCGGCGGTTCCGGGATGGCCACGCGGTTTCGCGATGGAATATTTGTAGATCAAAATGCAGATACGTTGCGACGAATCGCAGGTTTGTCGCTGGTGGGCGCTGATGATATACGAAACCTCCCCGAATTGATCAACAACCAGTGGGTGCGCCGGTATGACCTTGCCGTGACCCTTTCCCGCAAAAACACCCGTACCTACAACGTTAAATCTGTCGTTGACCCTAACGTCACGATAGTTACCGGAGACTAAAATGGAAAAAGGGCTTCCCCTTAACCGTATCACTAACGTGACGGTGACGCTTTCCGCACGGGCCGCGCAGGGGCGCAATTTTGGCTCGATGCTTATTCTGGGTGACTCAACCGTCATCCCGATTGCTGAACGCCTCCGGGCTTATTCTGCTCCTGATGATATCGGCGATGATTTCGGGGTAGACAGCGAAGAGTATAAAGCCGCTGTTATCTGGTTCTCTCAACAGCCACAGCCCGCCCTGGTTTATGTCGGGCGCTGGGTTAAGAAACTGGAAACCGGCGAGACCGGCGCTGTAGAAACGTTGCTACAGGCTGTTAATGCGCTGATGGACTACAACGCTTGGTATGGTCTTCATCTTGCGGTTCCGGCGGATGACTACCCGGACGACGCAGCTATTATCTCCGTATCAGCAGCTATCGAAGCATCTACCGTATCGCGCATCTTTGGCATTACCACTGCTGAGGCGACGATTCTGGATGCGGCCACAACGACGGATCTGGCGTCTAAACTGAAGGCGGCGAAATACAGCCGAACCTTTACCCAGTATTCAACCAGCAGCCGCTACGCCGCTTTATCTGCCTTTGCCCGTGCCTTCACTGTCGATTTCACCGGTAGCAACACGACGATCACCCTGAAGTTCAAACAGCAGCCTGGCATTACCTACGAAACCCTCGGCACGTCACAGGCCAATAACCTGGAAGCGAAGAACTGTAACGTTTACGTCTACTACGAGAACGATACGGCGATTCTTGAGCAGGGCGTCATGGCGAATGGTGATTTCTTCGACGAGCGTCACGGCCTCGACTGGTTGCAGAACGCGGTCCAGACCGCCGACTTCAATACGCTCTATACCAGCACAACCAAAATACCGCAGACCGATGCCGGTACCACCACCCGTATTGCGAACATTGAGCTGGTGCTTGATAAAGCCGTCAATAACGGGCTGTTTGCGCCGGGTAAATGGACTGGCAAGCCAATCGGTCAGTTGAACACGGGCGACACGCTGACGAAGGGCTATTACACCTGGGCGGAAAACGTTGATGATCAGCTTCAGGTCGATCGCGAAGCGCGTAAAGGCGTGCCTATTCAGGTCGCCGGGAAACTGGCTGGTGCTGTCCATTACGGCAGCGTGGCAATCACTGTGGTTCGCTAAGGAGAGACCATGTCTGCTTATTCTTTTCTTGATGTATCCGGCACGTTTACCGGGCCGACGGGTTCGATAGAGCTTGGTTCCGGAGCGGCGAACTCCGAAGAGGGGATTGTCGTAGCTATGACCGAAGCCAAAAACACCATGACTGTTGGTGCTGATGGCGAGGTTATGCACAGCCTGCACGGCGGCAAGAGCGGCACCATTACCGTTACGCTGCTGAAAACATCCCCGGTCAACAAAAAGCTGTCGCTGATGTACAACGCACAGAGCCAGTCCTCCGCGCTCTGGGGTAACAACATCATTGTTCTGCGTAACAAAGTCAGTGGCGACATCGTGACGGCGCGCAGCGTAGCTTTCCAGAAACAACCAGACTGGAACAACCCGAAAGTCGCCGGGACGGTCGCATGGGTGTTTGACGGCGGAAAAATTGATGAACTGCTTGGGGAGTTTTAACAGATGGAATGCACAATCAATGGCGTGAATTATCGCGCCAACAAGCTGGGCGTATTTGACCAGCTGAAGGTATCCCGCAAACTACTGCCGATCCTCGCGGGCCTGATGTCAGATTTCTCCAGCATCAAAGCATTGCTACCTGCCAACGCTCAACTCGATAGCGGTAGTCTGGATAAACTGGAGCCGGTATTTAATACCTTGCTGCCGCGTATCGCTGACGAGGTGTCAAAACTCAGTGAAGAGGACACCAATGCCATTATTCATCCGTGCCTGGCTGTGGTCGTGCGCCAAAATGGTAAAACGTGGGCGCCCGTATTCCGCAGTGGCGAACTGATGTTTGACGACATCGACCTGTTTAGCATGCTGCAGCTGGTGGCGCGGGTGGTCGCCGACAGTCTGGGAAATTTTTTGCCAGAACCCCCTACCAGCGAGACGCCTCCCCAGACTGCCCCATAACGTTTAATTCTCTCCCTGGCGGAGAAGATTACATTCTTCGCGTTGCTCGTGAATTTCGCATAGACCAAAAAGACCTCGATAGCGGGCGGGTTGATCTCGCTCGTATCGCGTTGCTTAACGACTATCTGGATATGGACGCGGATAACCAGGGGAGAATAGAAAAATGGAGAGAGGCCAATGAACGCTGAAACGCTCAAGGACTTTCTGATCTCGCTGGGTTTTAACGTTGACGAGGCCGGGGCCAGAAAATTCAATGCTGCCGTGGCTGGTGCAACGCTCAAGGCGATTGAGCTTGGCGCCAAAGTGGAGCTGGCCGCTGCGTCTGTGGTGGCCTTTACCGCGAAAGTCGCCAGCAGCCTTGATAATCTTTACTGGGCCTCTCAGCGTACTGGCGCGACGGTAGAGGGCATCAAACAAATTGGCTACGCCGTCAGCCAGATGGGCGGTAGTGTCGACGGGGCCCGCGGCTCTCTCGAAAATCTTGCCCGGTTCATGCGCAACAACCCCGGCGCCGAGGGTTTTCTGAATCGCCTGGGCGTTCAGACCCGTGACGCCAGCGGCAATATGCGCGATATGGCCAGCATCTTCACCGGCGTCGGCCAGCGTCTTAGCAGCATGCCGTACTACCGCGCTAATCAGTATGCGCAGATGCTGGGCCTGGATGAAAATACCCTGATGGCAATGCGTCGCGGTATCGGTCAGTTTAGCGGCGAATACACCGCCATGGCGAAGGCTATCGGCTATAACGCTGATGCGGCCGCTGTCAGCTCAAACAAGTTCATGACCTCGCTGCGCTCTTTTGGCCTTATGGCGGGAATGGCGCGGGACAAGATAGGGTCAAGCCTGGCTGACGGTCTGACCGGGTCGCTGGACCGGCTGCGGCGCCAGATCCTCGACAACTTCCCGAAAATAGAAGGGGCCATTACTGAGACGGTTAAGGGCATCCTCTGGGCCGGAGAAATGGTAGGCAGGATTATTTACCGCCTCATTCAGTTGGGTCAGGGCATCAGCAACTGGTGGGATTCTCTGGATAAACAGTCGCGTGAGTTGATAGAGCTCGTTGGTGCGCTGACTGCTGCGTGGTGGTTGCTAAACCGCGCAATGCTCGCTTCCCCGATTACCTGGGTGCTCGGTCTTGTGGCTGCCATAGCGTTGCTATGGGAGGATTACCAGACCTGGAAGGAGGGCGGGAAAAGCCTGGTTGACTGGGGTAAATGGAAACCGGAGGTTGACGCAGCAGTTAAGATGGTTGGTGATTTGAGGAAAACCGTCACCGACCTGGGTAACGCGCTGGCGAAGTTGCTGAATATCGATCCGAAATCCTGGTCCCTGAAGTGGGACTTTAGCAACTTCATCACACAGATGGGCGAGTTCAGCAAAATGCTGAGCATGATTGGCGACCTGCTGAATGCTATCAAGGACGGGCGCTGGTCTGATGCTGCCAGTATCGGTAAGGCAATCCTCAAGCAGGGGAGTGATCAGCCTGATGCGCTACCAGGGGTCACTAGTAGCGCTGTCAATACACGGGGAAAGGTGCTTGGTTTCTGGGAGGAAGTGAAGGCGCGTTTCAGTGATGGCGGCTGGTATCAGCATGAGCAGAAAACGCTTGCCGATCGCAACAATAATCCGGGCAACATTCGCCCTGTCGGTGGTGGTGGCTTCCGTTCATTTGGCTCTGCGCTGGAAGGCTGGCAGGCGATGAAAAACCAGTTGATGCGTTATTTCACTGGCAAAACAACGGGGCGACTGCTGCGCACCGTGCAGGACATTGTGAGCACCTGGGCGCCCGCCGGTGACAACAATGATCCGCAGCTTTATGCCAAACAGGTCGCAGGCTGGATGGGGGTTTCTCCTAACGCAGTCTTGAACCTGAACGATCCCAACACCATGGCCTCACTGATGCAGTCCATGGCCCGTAAAGAGGGATACGCGAACTGGCATAGTCCGATGGCATATCAGGCCGCAGGAGCTAGCGTGGAGCAGAATAACAATTATTACATCTATGGTAATAACGCAATGGAGGTAGGTCAGGAGGTTGGCCGGCGCCAGGTCGATTCAAATGCCAGGGTAATGCGGAAAAATCAAAATGGAGTGGGCTAATGGATATTCTCTCTACGCTATTCCAGCAGCAGTCCCGGCGTATCGGCCTGATTATCCCCAGCGTGGTTATCTCTGAAAAACACAGCGATACCCTGGAAATCACAGAGCACCCGGTTGAAACGGGTGCGCCTGTTTCAGATCATGCCTACAAACGGCCCTCAGAGGTCGTTATGGAGGTTGGATTTTCAGGTGGTGGCTCGCTTCTTGATTTTATTGATACATCCTCTCTGGGGCTTACGCTCGGCCTCAGCCCAAGAGAAACCTATCAGCAAATTCTGGACCTGCAGGCCAGCCGAATCCCCTTTGATGTCGTCACGGGAAAAAGGCTATACAGCAACATGCTGATCAGGGCGATTGAAGTCACCACTGACCGCACGTCGGAAAATGTTCTGATGGCGGTGTTAACTCTTCGGGAAGTGATTATTACCCAGACTCAGCAGATAACTGTTGCCGATAAGGCCGACATGAAGGAAGGGGCGAACACCTCAGCGGTTATTAATTCCGGCACCAAAGCGGCAAAACCTCAGAATGAATCTCTTCTCAGCTCCGGCTGGCAGGGGCTTAAATCAATTCTGGGAGGCGGTTGATGCAGATTAACGAAATTCCCCTTACTGCTGATAATCAGCAATTCAGTACCATTCTGGCAGGTGTCACCTACCAGATCAGCATCATTTGGCGGGAGCCGTGCTGGGTTCTGGATATCGCAGATAGCACCGGTAGCCAGGTCGTTAAAGGTATCCCTCTGGTGACGGGGGCTGACTTGCTGGCGCAGTATTCCTATCTTGGTTTCGGCTTCAAACTCGCCGTGGTTTGCGACGACCCCAGTCAGGATTATCCAACCCAGACCGATCTCGGTACCGCCAGCCACCTGCTGGCAATAACGGAGTAATTATGTCTCAAAACTGGATGCGTCACTTTGAACTACAACTGCTCGATGAGAACGGAAAAGGGATTGATTTGGGTAACTTCAAAGTTACTTTCACGATCGACTGGTTCAACATCAGCAGCGCTACGCGAACAGGTACATTCAAAATTTACAACCTGTCGGCGGATACCGTTAACCGCATTACAGGGAGCGAATTTGCGACGATTCGGGTCATCGCAGGTTATGACGGCATAGCCGCGGATGTTGACGCCAGTGATGTAGGCCGCGTTCGTGAGGTCGATGCGTCGAAGGTGGGGCAGTCTGACGGCCGAAACTGGGGATTGCTGTTTACTGGCGATATTCGCTACACAATCACCGGCAAAGATAATCCTGTTGACTCATTCGTGCTTATTCAGGCTGCCGATACAGATCTGGCGTTTACCTCTTCAATCACGGTGCAGACGCTGGCGGCAGGCTATACCGTTGCTGATATGAACCGTGCCTTGATGAAAGATTTCGAGGCGAAGGGCGCAGCAGAAGGCGTAACCCCTCAGATGCCCGCCACGGTATACCCGCGCGGACGCGTCCTGTTTGGCATGACCCGCGACCTGATGGATAACGTAGCCAGCCAGTGCCAGGCTACCTGGCAGTTCGTTGATGGCCAGCGCCAGATGGTGGCGAAAAACGAGCATGTTCACGAAGCTATCACATTGAACAGCGGAACCGGGCTAATCGGCATGCCACAGCAAACGATCGGCAATGGGGTGAACGTGCGGGCGCTGATTAACCCAAACATTCGCGTTAATGGATTAATCGAACTGGACCAGGCATCAGTTTACCGCACCGCCCTGGCGAATAACGATATCGCTATGGCTGGTGGCCGCATCACCGATCAGGATATCAATGGCAATATCTCTGTAACGGGAACCACGGCACAGCCGGCCAGCATCGCAACTGATGGCGTTTATATTGTCCGCGGCATTATGTACACTGGCGACACAAGGGGCCAGGCGTGGTACATGGACATGATGTGTGAAGCGCGTGGAGCCCAAGATCTGAGAACTCAGGATTCACTCAATCGGGGGTAAGCGTGAAAGCATTCGCTTTTTGCATTGCGGCTTTAATGTCATCTTGTGCATTAGCAAACGGGTATACAGCGTATTGTGGGCCATACACTATTGTCGCAAAGGTGGGTGAAATGGACATGATTAACGGCGAGCGCGTCACCTCTCAGAAGATTACTAATCTTGGTTCGGATGGAATAAAAATCGATATGGGGCTTATGCCAGCACGCGACGGCAATAACTATGGTTTTCAATACATTCATCAACCCGGCAGCGAGAAACGGTTTTTGAACGTCCAGCTACTGCAGAACAGCATGGATGCACCGAAGATAATCGGTTCATTTCCCTGCAAAAAGGTTTATAGCTAGGCGTTTGGCTTAGCTTTGGTATGGCGCTTTGAAGTCAAGATCTTGTATATTTCAGATGATTCTAATTGTTGACTCTGGAGTAATTGTAAATGGAAGCGCTATATCCAATATTGATTGTCTTAGGCATAGGTGCCGCTATCGGCGCCTACATAACCTATAGATACCTGATAAATAAACATAAAAAAGTTGTTGAGTATCTAGAGCTGAGAAACCAAAAGTCTCTTGCGGCCGAGATTGAGGAAAAGGAAGAGGCTATTGAGAATTATAAAAACAAAGATATTGCTCGTGAAGTTGAGCACGACAACCTGAAAAAAGAACTCAGGCAGATCATTGAATTAAATAGAATAAAAAGTAAAGAAATACTCGGCAAAGCCGTTGATTTTGCATTCGACTTTGAAGCTATATTTCGTGAGCAGCATCAATCCGCGCAAGAAGAAATACAAAAGGTTCTTGATGACACTTATCGATTTAAGCGTAAGACCCTTCTTAACTCTGTTACGTTGAGAAACTTCGAGAAAAAACTTGAAGATATTCGAAGAGAGAAAGCAATTTATCAGACGCTGATAGCGAAATATGATTTCTTCCAATTGCGCGATCGCTCTGACTGGAAATCGGTAGAAAAAGAATTTCGGGATAAGGTGTTGGAGCTTCAGGCTGCTCAAGATGAGCGAGATGCTCAGAATGAAATAAAACGACAGATGCGCGAAGAACGTCAGCGCGCCGAAGAACTTGAAAGACAGCAACAAGAAGCTGAAGCCAAAGAGCAAGAGCTCGAAGCACGGCGTAAAGCAATAGAGGAAGCCTTGTTGGCTGCTGATGAAGAGCATCGCCAAGAGCTTGAAGAAACCCGTCGCCAGTTAGAGCAAGAGATTGAAGATGTCCATAAGCAGTATGAACGGGCAAAATCAATGGCACAGATGACCAAGCAGGGGCATGTCTATATTATTTCTAACATCGGGTCATTTGGTGAAAACGTCTACAAAATAGGCATGACCCGCAGACTTGAACCGTTAGATCGTGTTAGTGAATTAAGCGGAGCAAGTGTGCCATTTGAGTTTGATGTGCATGCAATGATTAGCTGTGATGATGCACCAGCTCTTGAATATGCTTTGCATAATAAACTTAGTAGCGAACGTATGAATAAAGTTAATCTGCGCAAAGAGTTCTTTAAAACAGATATAAGTAAAATTATTCAATGCGTTGAGGAGCATCACGGTAAAGTTGAGTATGTTGCAGATCCTGCGGCGTTACAATATTACCGCTCCCTTGAGATAGCAGGGGAGGCTGATAATAATAAAGAACTCTTGGTTGCATCTTAGTTTACAGTATTCATTACACAAACCCGCTTCGGCGGGTTTTTTAATATCTGGAGTTTATGAATGCCTTCTTCTAACCAAACCCGCAGCGGATCGCTTGATGAAACTTTCGAATCAGAACGGAAGGTGCTCAAAGAGCAAATTCGCGTAGCTTTGCCAGGCATCATCCAGTCGTTCGATCCAGGCACAGTGACTGCAGTTGTGCAGCCAGCAATCCGCTATATCGAGCGAGACAACGACGGCAACAAAATCACCCAGGATTACCCACTGCTGGTGGATGTGCCTGTCGTATTCCCTCGCGGTGGCGGCTGTACACTGACTTTCCCTGTTAAGGCTGGTGATGAATGCCTGGTTATCTTTGCAGACCGCTGCATTGATTTCTGGTGGCAGAGCGGCGGTATTCAGGAGCCGGTAGACGGGCGCATGCACGATTTATCGGATGCATTCTGTATCGTGGGCCCTCAGTCGCAGGCGAAGAAAATCAGCGGCATTAGTACCAGTGCGGTGGAGTTGCGTAGCGACGATGGCAGTACAAAGTTAAGCCTTAATCCTGCCAGCGGAGCCATCAACGGAACGGCGCCGGGAGGTTTTAGCCTGAACGGGCTTAAAATTCTTCCTGATGGGCGCCTGCAGCTGGTGGATGGCTCAATCGTCGATAAGCATACGCATGGTGGCGTTGAATCAGGCGGCAGTAACACAGCACCGCTTGGGGGATGATATGCGATACCGACGTGAAGATGATGGCGGGGATTACACTTTTGGTCAGGGTGATGATACGTGGCTGGTTAACTCCCCGGAGGCCGTCGCGCAGGCCATTAAAACGCGCTTCCTGCTCTGGTATGGCGAATGGTTCCTTGATACGACAGCAGGAACACCCTGGATACAGTCTGTTTTGGGGAGGCACAAGCCAGAAACCTATAACCTCGCCATTCGAAAACGAATCCTTGAAACGCGTGGGGTGAAATCAATCACCGACTTTAATACTACCGTTGACGGCAGAAATCGGCGCGTAACGTTCACAGCAACGGTAGAAACCATCTACGGAACAACGACAGTAACCAGCGAGGCATAAATGGCCCTCAATTTGGACACACTCGGCTTATCGGCAACGGTAACCGCTGAGGGGATAAGTGCGCCCGACTATCAGACCGTGCTGGCCACCATCACTGGCTATTTCCAGCAGATTTACGGCAGTGATGCTTATATCGACCCTGACAGCAAAGACGGCCAGATGGTGGCCCTGGTGGCGCTGGCTATTCACGATGCAAACAATACAGCGATCGCCGTTTATAACAGTTTTTCACCATCGACGGGAATCGGTGCCGGCCTGTCCAGTAACGTCAAAATTAACGGCATTACCCGGCGTGCGGCGACAAATTCAACGGTCGATTTGTTACTTACCGGCACCGTAGGCACGGCCATCACCAACGGATCTGTGCGCGACGCAAACCGCGTGGTCTGGAATCTGCCAGCGACGGTAGTTATTGGTTCTGATGGTACCGTGGTGGCGACGGCTACGTGTGCAAATCCTGGCGCCGTAGCCGCGGTGGCGGGGTCAGTAAATGCCATCAACACGCCGACGCGCGGATGGGCATCTGTCACAAACCCGCTGGCGGCCACTGTGGGTGTGCCAGCAGAAAAAGACGCAGAATTGCGCGTAAGACAGTCACAGAGCGTCGCGTTACCGTCGCTGACACCATTTGAAGCAGTTGATGGTGCGATAGCAAACATCGATGGCGTAACGCGCCATAAGCTGTATGAGAACGATACTGATAACCCAGACGCTAACGGGTTACCGCCGCACTCAATTGCCGCCATTGTTGAGGGTGGTGACGCGACTACGATTGCCAATAGCCTTCGTGGCGTAAAAGGGCAGGGCGTTACTCCATTTGGCAGCACGGTAATTATTGTTCCGGATAAGTACGGCAGCCCTCACCCGGTCGGATTCTCACGACCGGTTAATGTGCCTGTTTTCGTCAAAATCACCATTAGCCCACTGACGGGTTATACCTCGCAGGTGGGGGATGAGATAAAGGCTGCGGTCGCTGCGTACATTAACTCGCTATCCATCGGCGCCAGTGTGCTGTTAAGCCGCGTGTACTCTCCGGCAAACCTGGGCGTTGTCAGCGGCGGCAACGCCAGATATTACGACATTACGGAATTGCTGATCGGGACGTCTCCCGCAGGAGTGACCGCGGCTAATGTAGTAATAGCGTTCGACCATTCAGCATCCTGCACGGTTGAGAACATTAATCTGGAAGTGTCTCTATGAGTAAATACACTGACCGGATAACGAACTACCACGCGGGGAAACCGAGGTTTTTTGCACACGTTGACCTGTCAACGCGGCCATTAATCGACACATCCACTGCGATGGTCAGCATGATTCAGGATTTCGACATTGATACCGCTATTGGTCAGCAACTGGATATTTTAGGTGAATGGATAGGCCGCAAACGCAGGGTCAGCACACCCATCTCGGGCGTTTATTTTTCGTGGGACACAGAAAAACTTGGCTGGGACCAGGGTGTCTGGCAGGGACCTTTTGATCCAGATGATGGCTTTCTCGATTTGAGCGATGAAGTTTACCGCCTGGTACTGAAAGTCAAAATCGCTATCAACAACTGGAACGGGCAGAACGACACATTGCCGGAGATTCTCGATAACGCTCTTGCTGGCTCGGGTATTCGGATGGCTATTGTCGATAATCAGGATATGTCTATCTCGATATGGATACTGCCAGATCCGTCTGTCGTTATGAGCGAAATAGACAGGATGATTCTTGATAGCGCGGTTAATAAAGGGCCATTTATTGCGCTGCCCCCCGGTTATGTTCCATCCCGCTATGACCTCAATCCCATTGATCAGGTTAATGCCGAATTATGGTGGGCCATACAGAACGGATATATGACTGTTAAAGCGGCAGGGGTGAAGGTGAGAGAGATACAGATCCCTTCAAATGGTGGTTACTCATTTTTTGGTTTTGATGTTGATAATGAATATATATCCGGATTTGATTCTGGTAATTGGGGAGAAGACTTATAATGCCTACCAATGATTTTAAACCTTTTGCTGTCGGGAATAATGCAAACGTAATTCCCCAGGCCGATTATTTAGCGCTTGCTGCACTAATAAGCGGCTTCTCATCTGGCAAAGCATCTTCAGCACAGGTGAATAAAGCCATTCGGCAAGCTACTGTAATGGCTAATGTCCTTGCTCAGTTTATCGCTGACTCAGCAAATGTAGATGTGCTGGATAACGGTAATACAGCAGCAATTCTTTCTAACCTTAAAAATAGTATGCCTGGACGCCTTCTGGGTGTGCAAGTTGTAACCAGTAGCGCGCTGATTACTAAATCAGCCGGTGCAAAAAAATGGCGCATCAGAGCTCTGGGAGCAGGTGCTGGAAGTTCTGCTGCTCCGGCTACCGCTGCTGGGCAGGTTTCGATAAGTAATGGTGGCGGGGCTGGCGCATATGCTGAGGGTATCTATGACGTATCCGCATTATCATCGGCCACGGTGACGATTGGTAGTGGCGGTGTGGGGGGCACGGCAATTTCACCAAACGGAGGGGATGGCGGCACAACGTCCGTAGGTACTCTTATCTCAGCGCCTGGCGGCAAGGCGGGATTGCCAGCAGGACCGGCTAACCCTCCATTCCAGCCCGTGGCAAATACAAACTCAAATAGCCCGACAGGGTGGAATATTATAGGTACTTCTGGATCTGGTTCTGAGGCAGCTGTGGCTGTATCCACCAGTTACGCTGCCGGATCTCGAGGTGCAAATAGCCAGTTAGGGGTTGGTGGTTCTGTCCCGGCGATTAATACGCCTGCAAATACTGGTGGCGGTTATGGTTCTGGTGCATCTGGCTGTTCTAATGGCGTATCACAACCTTTGAATCCCGGATCATCAGGTCGTGATGGGGTTGTTATTATTGAGGAGTATGCATAATGGATAATAATGCATGGGCAGTCATTGATAGTGATGGCATTGTCGTAAATATTATTGTCTGGAATGGGATGGAGGAATGGCTGCCGCCAGAGGGGATGACCGTTATTAATTGCGGTGATAAGCCATTTAGCATAGGAGGATCATATAAAAATGGCATTTTCACTCCTTCAGCGTTAAGTGAATAATTTATTATAAACCCCTTGGTGAAACTATGACTCAATATAATACGGGTAATGCTGTCCCGTCATCAGACATGCCTGATGCATGGGACAATAACGCGACAATTGATATTTTTGTTAACTCACCCGATTTGAGTTTAACAACGAGAACCGGAATTGAGCGCGACACCATGGCCGGTATACAGCAAAAGTCTGCCGATCAGCGCGAGCAAATAGCAACTGATGGTGCTGCTGTTGTCGAGGAAACTCGCCAGAACCTGATCCCTCTCAGTCGCCAGTATATGACGTTAGCTGATGCCCAGGCTGACATTGCTAATATACCTGAAGGTAGCACTACTTATGTGCGTAGCCCGGACGGCAGCACTCTGGCTAACGAGTACATCAACAATGGCGGTACGCTGGAGGCGACCGGGCGCCGGATGATTTCAAAGGAGTATGTTGATGCGCTTATTGAAGCCATTAATCAGCGCATCAATCCTTTGCAGAAATCCCCTGATTCACTGTTTGACATCGTTTCCAGCAACGGCATTCGCCCCTTTCGTGTAAGAAGCAATGATGGGGTGATTGAATTTGAGTCCGTCGAGAAACTGGTGACCGGAGATTCAGGCCTCAACTTCAACGGAAGCGTGATTGACAACAACGCGCCGGATGGCTGGTTATTCCTGATTTATTCGCGTAACGGTCTGGTGATTGCCGGGGTTAAGGAAGACGGGACAAAAGTCGGCTGGGGCGGGAGTGACAGCGGTGGCGGGCAGGCTGGCGGCATTACCCCTGGCGACACGGCAGTGGGTTATGACGATATTCGTAACTACACTGGCGACGCTACGGTTCGTGATGTTGTGGGTGAGCGTATTGGCGGTAGGTTCGTCGTTGATTCGTCTGACACGTCATCGCCGGATGATGGCGGCGGTGTTCTGGTCGGTGTTGACGGTCGTCGCTGGGTCCGCCAGTGCGATTTCGTTTCTTACGACATGTTCGGCGCTCCCCGCATACCGGAGGACACCTATCAGTCATATGCTCTGCTTTCCATGCAGGGAAATGAAGCCTCCGCGCAGGCGCTGCTGGCCGAACAGGCGGCAGCTGATCAGGCCATGATAAATTGCCATGCTTTTGCGAATAAGCACGCGATCCCGGTCGTGCAGAATGCTGGCCGCTTTCTCTGGATCGGCGAGTCTGTGATTGTTCGCACGTCATCATACCTGACAGGCTGTACTGTCGTGACCTGTAACAGAAGTGGTCTGGCAGAAACTCGATGGGGTAAAGTGGACGGTGTTAACGATGGCGCCCCGGACCCGGTTTACATGTACCGCATCCAGGGGAAAAACCGCATTGACTTTACGACTTCGGAACTGAACGAGCTCAATACCGCCTACGCGTCTTATCTCCGGCGGGGCAGTATGCGGCTTCCCATGCCTAAGTTGTATCAGTATCGCGGGGGATATTTCGGGTATATATCTTCTGCCGTCGAACTCTACCGCAGTGGCGGACGTGGCAACCCCCGTCAGCACGTTCATTTTCGGGATTTTACCCGGATCGGAAGGAACGGGGCGATAACTGACGTGTTTGTGAAAAATACGCCAGTAGGTACCGTGTCAGAAGCGTGGATCCAGCCAAAAGAAAGCGCCTGGCTTAACTTTTATCCGCCTACATTCTTCGAGGCTGGTGCTGACCGCCGGTTCGTTAATATGCAGATTGAACGGTCGCAGGTGAACATTTGCGATTTGGTGATGGAGAACTGGGCTACGGGCAATATTGAGTCACGGGTGGCCATCAGCTCTTATGGAGTCTGCGATCTCCGCCTGCGCAACGCTACGGCAGAATGTATGCCAAACGCGAATAACGGGGCCTACGTCATCTGTTTTCGTAACAGTATTGAAGTTCATGTTGACGCCTATTACGGGCTGCATGGCTGGGGATTCCAGGGCCATCACGGTGTGAAACGCCTCTTTATCGATCGCAGCGTCATGAACCGGTTCGATTTTCACTCGTTTGGATATGACGTGTTTATCGACAATACCCGCTTCAAGGGAAAGCAGGTGAATCTCCAGGGCGGCGGAGTATTCTCAATGCGCAACATTGAATTTGACGTTGTCCCTGGCTCAACAGCGCAGAGCGGTACAATGGAGGATCGCCTTAACTACTTCATCAACATGCGTGAAGATTATGCCGGAGACTGCGAGTGTAACCTTTCCATTGATGGACTCGTGGTCAGATTTGATCGCACGGTCAACTGGGGTGGGAATAACACCTTTACGTTTGATGTTGTCCGCATGAACGCCGGAACGGCTTTCGACTACGGAATTGACACAAAAGACCCGCATACGGTCATTGGCAGGAACATCGTTTTCGATCTGGACGGGATGTCGGCGATATTGCCGGATAATTTCGCCTTCTCATTCTGCCGGCCGCTTAAAAATCTCTACACCTCAGCCGATCGCACGTACCTCCCGGGCCTGATAAAAGTTGAGAACATGACGGCGATTCATGTGCCGGACGATAAAAACGCGGTGATGGCGGTCTTCCGCTGCGGGGATGATATGGCGCAAAACCCGTTCGGCAGTCGGGTGAAGCTTCGCCCAAATGGTACCAACGCCGACATCATCGCCGTGGACGTGGTCAGCGTCATCAATAATCCGGTCGTGGCTCAGAACGCAAGCCCGACAGTCTATATGCCGGGTGAGGCATCTGCCTGGGATACGGTAGTGGACGGCTCGACATACCGGACCAGTGAATATTCATGGCGACCTAAAGTCACTCTGCGTAACTGCTATCCATCCATCATTAATGCGACGGGGGTAAAAGCAGAATTTGACATTCACGGTGGATTACTCGCCCGCTACAGCATCGGCAATACGGGAAACCGCTGTCGCGTGACAGGGGCTGATATTCAGCTTATTCCGGACTCCACCGGCACGCTCTATTTTGATGCCTCGAATGTCAGAGCAACAGGCTGTGACTGGTTTGACCCGATGAACGGAGCGACTTACAGCGGCATACTTAACGGCACTGGCAACGAGAACCGGGGCACCACAGCGCACTCACCCAATATTTAAGGATTAACTCATGTCCGGAACGCGTATTTTTTGCAATCAGATTATCTCCGTCACTGACTGGAATCACGACTATGTAACCGTGCCTTCTGTACTGGAAAGCCAGTCGCCGCTACCCACGCTTGCCTGCTTTGATTTACTCAATCCTCTGGATAACAGCGGGCATGGCTATACGGTGAGCCCGGGGGGCGGGCAGGTGCGTGATTGGGGGCTTCATTATGAAGATGGTGCTCTTCCTTCAAAAACGGATTTTTCAAAATCAGGACAGGGCGCAGTGTCTTTTATCACCGCGTTTAAATTATCTGCGCTGAGCCGCTACACGAACATTATCAGCAATCGTGTCGCTGGTGGCGGTTTTAACCTTTACTTCAATAATGGTCTCTACATGTCGGTTATTTATCCATCCGGGAATACTGTTATTGTAGATAAGGGCGGTGTGATTATGCCTGAGGTGGATAAGTGGTACGTTGCAGCCGGAATATTCGATCCGGCAAACAATAATGTAAGAGTTCAATTTAGTGATCTGGGTGTCCAGGTTGGAAGTATCGGTACAACATTTCCGCCAAACGCCTCTTTGATTGAGCCACTGATGATAGGAGGCGCTACCACAGGGGTGACGACATCCTCCATGACTGGCGATATCGCTTTTGTAGCTCTGTATGACGGCGCATTTACCCCTGTAAAATGTTAAGTACGGCGCTGAAAATAGGTCAGTGCCAGCGCGCCAGCCAGCACCAACCCTTTAATAATGT